GAAGTGTTTATTTTTTAAGCAGTGATTTTTTTGATTTTTAAAATTTAATGTTTAATTTTTAAACACCCACCCGACCCCCCGACCCATTGACCCCCGCCACACTTATAACCATAACTCACAAAAACTAAAAATCAATACTTTTTAAAAAATAATTAAAATAATTCTTTTTTTCGCCGAAAGCACTAATAACCACGCTACTTTTACGAAAAAAATAATTTTGCTATATTAGTGAAAATTAATATTGATTTTACAGGTGAATTTGAATTCATTTGGGCAAATTCGGCAATTCTGTAGGGCTTTGGGGAAATCGCATACAGGGGGATATTGGGAATAGGAGAGAGAGAACCGAGAGTGAGGGGGATAGACTGCTTATTTTCACGAGCCACTCATATTTAGACACTCGTTCAAATCAAGCTAAATTCACGAGCTACCAGTATTTGAGTGAAAAGATTGCTTGACGGTTCAAATTCACGAGCACAAAAATATCTATATTAAATAAAATTTGTAACTATATGTAACCATTGAAGCATAGGGGGTATCTGCCTAATAGGCGATTTTGACTTATGTTTTCTCCAAAGGTCGAGGTCAAAAATCCCACCAACCCTAAATGTAGATATAATATATTATTTTACAAAAGATTATTTAATATATAATTGTATAAAAATTAAGCACAACGAAATAGCGAATCGGATTTCACAGGAGAAAGTTCAAAGGAGAGAAGCCCTTGATTGATGTGAAACCCGAAACGCATTATAAAATGTATGAAGTTGTATAAATGAATAAAAATGAAATAAAAAATATAATATTAAATGTATAATAAAAAAATGATAAATAAAAATAACGAATTAAATGTTAGAAGCCATACTGATAGGAGGTGTGCTTCTCCGTAGTATATTTATCCATATCTTTTTTGTGACGTAAAGGAACAGGTTTGTTGTTTTGGAATTTGTATTCCATGTATTTCCAATGGTCAACGAGAATGCAAGGACATTTCATTCTACCGTTTTCTTTTGTAAGGCATTTCTTTGTAATATCTTTGGAATATTCGTCTTTATCTGAAATAGCGGATTCTATCAAGGCTTGTCCAGCTCTTTCGTAAACAAATCTGCCTTCGGATATCAACATCGCCTGGACAAGTTTCCAATGTGAGTAATTAAATCCTCTCTTAATTTCTTTGCCATTTCTTCCAATCTGTTTAAATGCTTTAAACATCTGTAAGCGGAAGATTCCATATACTTTGATCTTTCCAAGGACAAAGGCTTTCATTTCATCTATCTGTCTAACGTCATTTCTCATTTTATCTGAAAGTCCTTGGTTGAAAGGAAATATGGAGTCAGCAACATCTTGTCCAAAGACAGTATAGATATAGACGTATGTTAAGCCTGATCTTCTTGCATGAAGTTTATCAAGTGTTTGTAATCTTGATTCTATAAATGAAAGAAGGGTATAATCGTAGGAAGGAACACAAAGCAGTGAGGTTTCTTTAATGTCGAAGGACTTTGCTTCTTTCTCCATTTTCTGTTGTTTCTTCTCAGAGGTAAAGGATTTCATTCTGTCTCTGAATTCTTGAGATTTAACATCCTCGGCCTTTGTTCTTGTAATAAAGCCAGCAAGTAAAAGGAAGTACAGAAGTGTGCCGGCTTTCGATTTACGGCCTCCGGTATATTTACTGACTTCGGAATGGGAAAGCATTGCAAAGGAAAGTCCTGTATTCTTATCGGTAAGTTCAGGATGTTTTACGGAGTCTTTCATTCTGTGGAGCAAAGCGATAAGGTTCGAGAAGACTCTTGAAGTCGAACGGCATTCTACAAAATGAGCAAGAAACGGAAATGCTTCTTTTTTTGTAAGGTTCCATTCGTCATTTATCATATCTGTAAGGATATCTATAGATGACTGGATTCTTTCTTCTTCCTTGATTCTCCAGTCCATTACTTCTGTTTTGTATTCTGCACTCTTTATCATCTATCTCTAACTCCTTTTCCATCTGAACTCTACTCTATTTAATTATACTATATCTAAAATAATCTGTCAACAATATAATTAAATATTTTTTGTCTGCAAGCCTCCGCCATTCACAACGATTCTACCGTTTTACGGTAAAGAAACCTAAAAGAAAAAACGACAGAATCGCCACACCTCCGGCCACAGTTTTTATCGATGCTCGCAATAATATTTCCCTTATTGTATTTGCTCGTACTTTTTCAGGCCGCTCTTTCGTTCGGAATGTGGAATTTTCCTCACTCAGAGTTACTCACTTTTACCTTGTTAAAAATGCTATATAAAAGTTCGATTGCCCAACCCGGCATATAAGGTTATAAGATATACCGCACTGCACTCATCGCCCTCGACCGAAAAACGCAAAATCGTTCGCAGTCTTGAAGTATCACCTTGCCGTAAATAATCTTTTCTCGACCGAAAAATAAAAACAGTCTCTAAATTCTCTGACCGGAAAATGGGAATGTCTTCGACCGGAAATAAGAAAAAGAAAGAAGTATTCCTGACCGGAAAACGACAATTTATTATTCCAAAGGTTCGACCGAAAAATGATAAAACCTTTATTAATTCTGTATTCTTCTCGACCGAAAAAACGTTTCTTATTTCTAAATGAATGAAATTGTGAACTACATAATATGTGAATAAGATTTTATAAATAAATGTAACTTATAGCAAATGATAAAATTAATTCTTGGAGGTCTTGACATATTTTTTATAATATTGTATTATTTGAAGGTCGATGAGTTGCTGTATAAAAATTAAGCAGAGATGTAGTAGATGATAAAAAATGAAATGAAAAACATATTTGATAGAAGTAGAAGGTTTATTCCGTTAAGGGAGATTCTCACCAAGAAGGAGATAGATGATCGTATCTTGTTGGCAAGAACTCTTGCAATATATGACACATATCATATAAAGAAGAAGAATATAAAGGAAGCCGTTTATGTGTTCTTTTCTTCTAAAAGGCGGGGGAACCTTGGAATAATTTCATATCAAACTTGTAGTGGAAAGATGTCAGGGAAAGAAATGTATCAGGCTACGAAGAAAATGGTGTTAGGATTAATTAATGGGAAAGTCTATCGGAAATTAGTAAAATCAAATTGGTTTCCAATTATATATTGTGGAAAGTGAAGGACTAATCAATAATTTAAAAACATAGGTAAATATATATAAAGGTGGACATTTATCCTTTATATATAGACTATTGATGGGGTCTCAAGTCTAAGTGAATGCAATATAGTGAAAACTAAATTGCATGATGAACTACGATTGTAGAAATAGTTTAAGACATACCTTCGGATGTATCCATCAGTCTGAAGCTCTATGAATATTGAGGATGACCGACTACTAATGTCCTGTGGTCAAACACCAAAAATATATACGCTATCTACTGTCATTGGCAAGAAGGAAAATTCCCGTAAGGAGGTTGATCAGAAATGATCGAATACTGTTATGTACAAGATATAAAAGGTAAAAAACTTAGTCCGACAAAAGTAGGTAAGGCATGGTATTTAATCAGAAAAAATAGGGCCATATTAATTTCTAAATATCCTATGGTTATCCAATTAAATAAAGATGTTGATGATACTTCAAAAGACGCCTCAGAGTTCATTGTAGGAATTGATGATGGGTCTAAACATGTTGGAATCGCCATTGTTCAAAAATGTAAAAGAAGGAATAAGGTTATTTTTAAAGGAGTAATAGAACTTAGACAAGATGTTAATCATCTTATGACTGCTCGCCGTGGATATCGTAGATATCATCGAAATCATAAAAGATATCGTCCACAAAGATTTAACAATAGGGCGTCTTCAAAACGCAAAGAACGAATTGCTCCAAGTATTAAACAGAAAAAAGATTCCATATTAAGAGTCGTTAACAGATTAAATAAATATGTTAATATAACAGAATATCACTTAGAGGATGTTGCTATAGATATAAGGGCGTTGCAAGACGGAAAGAGACTTTATAGATGGCAATATCAAAAATCTAATAGATTAGATGAAAATATAAGAAAAGCAGCCATAATACGCGACAAAGCTAAATGCATGGAGTGCGGAAAATCAAATTGTATATTAGAGGTGCATCATATTGTTCCCCGTAGATTAAAAGGTTCTAATGACATAAAAAATCTCATAACTTTATGCAGAAATTGTCACGATAAAACAGAAGGATATGAAGAGAAGTTTGTTGATAAGTATCAAAAAATGATTAATGGGAAAAACATAAGATTTGATTATGCTCAACATGTAATGCAAGGGAAAGCATATTTAAGGCAAGAATTAAGAAAACTAAGCACTCTTATACTAACGACTGGTGGAGATACGGCAAATAAAAGAGTAGATTTAAATATTGACAAATCTCATTCTAATGACGCGATGGTTATAACTGATTTATCTGTAGACGGTAATGATTGCAACATAAAAGATTGGATAATTAAACCTATAAGAAGACAAAGTAAGGCAAAAAATGATAATGTATTAGGAATAAAACATAGAGATTTGGTTTCTTATACATTTAAAAATGGGGAAAAGCACGTTGGTTATGTGACGGCATTATATCCAGAATTAAATGCCTTAAATTTTCAATCAAAAACAAAGCATTGTAAAAAAATAAATGCTAAAAAATGTAATTTACTTTGGAAATATAATAAAATTTATTGGTTGTAATATATATAAACATGTGTTAGTATGTATTTTTGACCAAACATTAAAAAGGAGACGGTGAAGTATGGGGTACACAAGAAAAGAACTTCCAAGGGATGATAATGGAAGAATAATATTTAAAGGTCATAAGACAAGACCAACAAAACTTGATAACAATGTGGATTACTTTAAGAGTGAAATATCTTCTATATATAAGGAGATCTCTAATGAAGTCCTTGATGTTGATGTAAGTATAATAAGCAAGATAATAAAGTGCTATCAGGATAAAGTTGCTGAAAGAATTAAAGCAGGATTTAGTGTTGAGATGGGAAGCCTTGGCATTGCATGGGTTTATCATAAACCAGGCGGAAGAAAATCAAGAGCATGGGGCTTCGACAGCATTTCCTTTCCTAAAAGAGTTTTAAGGTTTAACTACAGGGCAAAAATACAAACTCACATGGATAAGATTAATGTTGATTTGAAATGGGAAGCAAAAGGGATTACCCCTGAAGAAAGATTAGAGAGAAAACAAAAATTTATTGAATCAAGAGTTCAGTTAAAAAAAGATAAAGAAGCACAAATACTTAACAAACAAAAATAGCAGGAGGCCATCATGGGAGTGTTAGATGATCGCTTGAAGAAGGCTCAAGAAAAAGCATCAAAAGAAATATCAGAGAAACCCTATTTAAATATAGATGATTTTATTGCAAGAGCAAAGTTTCCTCCAAATTGTGCTTTTAATTTTGCAGATACTTTTAAGGATGTATGCACATGGTATCGAAATATTAAACAAGTTCAATGTGAAGATATTCCTTTGTGGGTTATGGTCAGAGATACTTTAATTGATTGCTTTTCAAAGTTCGGACATAGTGAACCGGCTTTCTTTGGATATGTTACAAAGAAAATAGGATATAACAAGAACGATAAACAGGAAGATTATCATAACACTCTCAAGGCCATCTCTAATGGGCCAGGAATGGTAGGAAGACTTGCTTTAAAAGAAGCAAAGAATCCAAGTGATCGGACAATTGAATTTGCAAAGAATAAGTTGGCAAAACAATTTGCTGAAATGGGAACTCCTGACGCTGAAGCCATTAAGACTCTCAAAAGAACTGATAAGAAGACAAAAGAAGAAGATGACTTCTTAAAGAAAAGAAAAGAAATCTATATGAGGGATTTCAACCTTAATGATTCTTCTGATGCTACGGTTCTTGAGCAGATCCTTAATGATGAATTGGTTGTCAGAAGATTTAACGTATATTTGGAAGCAAATGATAATAAGTTCATTGCAGGGGCAAAGACAGAGGTTTTAGACAGGCTTTATAAAGCATTTGATGTTCTTGGAATTTCCAGAGGGAAAAGGAAAGATGCAGAAGAAAGTGCGAAAGATACTTTTGCTGATGCTGCTGAAACATACGATATGCTTAATCGGAAAAGCGGAGAGGATTTATCCTTGTTATTCCTTCTTGAAGAAATGGAAATGTGTTTGGATAAATACGATCGGGGAGAAATGGGAATCGATGAAGAAACCGGGAAGGCTTTATTGATAGAACGATTTTCTCAAAATGGATATTTCTCCGTTGAGGAGATAAAGAATTTCTTTAATAAATATAAACATTTAATAAAGGAGTTGAATGATAAATGTGCGAGGATAAACTTATAGAGAAGTTTGCCGAACAATCTCATAAAAGTTGGTCAAGATGGATGAAGCATTTATTTGATCAGGGCTTTATGGATTTTGATAGAGGCTTTGTAATAAATTCTTCTTCTGTTGAAAAGTGGATCGTTAAAATGAATCTCCCATATGAAATGTTATCCGAACAGGAAAAAGAATCAGATAGATTTGAAGCAGAAAATATATCGAAATACTTAAAAAAGAAGGGTTGTTGAAAGATGATAGATAACTTATTGAATAAAGGATATATTGAATCAAGAATTAATGAGTTGTTTGATTTATCTTTTAACTTCACATACAATAATGCAGATAGAGAAGAGCTTAGATCAGAAATGATATTGACAAGAAGTAAATTTAATCTTGATGATAAAGTTTCTTTTGTCCAGGATTTCTTTAATTGTGGAATTTTGGAAATATTAGAAAAGGTAAATTGCCACCAGGATTTTGTTGACAGAACGGTTGAGGATTTAGGAAATATATTGTGGTTTATCTGTTCTTTGGATATTGATAAATTTAAGGAATACCAAGGGAAGAGCGAGGGAAGTGTGCAATGATTGATGATAAATATTTGATTTTCTCCGTTGATTTTGAGATGAGAAGAAGACTTGTAATAACTTTTAATATGACGTGTGATTTTATAAAAGACTATTTAAATAAAGAAAATATATCTCAGATAATAGATAAAGGAAGATCATATTGTGATGATGAACGTAAGGCAAGGTTCTTGGAATACTGTCATTGTCTTCCGATTCATGATATAATTATAGCATCTAAAACAAGAATAGAAATAGAGGAATTATTCAAAAGATCAAATTTCTATTATTCTATTATTGAATTGACACCGGAGAAGCTTAGACTTTATATTGATGACAGGAAAGAAAAGAAATTAATATTTGGATAGTGAATTATGGCGTTATTATCTTTCTATAGAAATAAGAATGTAAAAGTAGACTGGGAAACAAGAAAAAAATACCTTAAAGCGATATGGTGGTTTAGGCGCAGAGAGGGCATTGTTTATTTTGTCAGGGAAATGCTTGGAATAAGGTTGGCCTGTCACCAGAGGCTTTGTATTCGTGGTGTATGGACTCATCCTAATGCTGGAATGATACTTTCTCGCGGTATGGCAAAGACCACAATGGAAGCAATAATTCATGTTTCAAGGACAATGCTTTATCATTCATATAGGATTCAGTCTGTAGCCGGGGGTTCATTTAAGCAGACCAAACAAGTAATGCAATATTCTGAACAGATAATTAAAGGCTCTCTTGTTGGACAGGAAAGAAAAGAATATGCAAAGAAATGTTTGCCACGGCATGATAAGATTGTAATAAAGTCATCTAATTCTGATTGGGATATAAATATAGGACAATCAACAATTAAGGGATTAGCTATAAATGGTGATAATAGAGGTTTTCGCGCTAATACTTTAACAGTCGGTGAAGGAAACGATGTACCAGCAGAAATAATGAGCGCAATCTTTAAACCATTTATGGCAGTCCCTTATGATCCTATGGGAGTCTTTGGAAATAAAACAAGAGCAGAATTGATTTGTCCTAAATTAAAAGATATGGCAACAAAAGAAAATTTCTTTCTTGACTCAGGAACGATAAATTATGATTGGACTGCTTTCTGGCATTGGTCAAAAAGAGTTATGGGTGAAATAGTTCAATATGTGAACGATTGGCTTAAAAAAGAAAAGATAGCTGAATTAACTGAGAATGGATTTAACAGGAACTTCTTTGCAATGTATGATTTTGAAGACACATACGTTGGAGAGAAAGGATTATGGAGAGATACTTCGAGGCCAGGATGGAATACTCCAAGAATAGATAGGCAATATATTAAAATGGATATCAATGTAATCTTATCTGATTTTGATAATGCAGATTTTGATATTGATACATGGAAAGCCGAATACAAAAATAAAATTATCTCTTCATCAGGAAGAGAATTCAGTATGGAGCTTCTTCATAATGCATATAAGGATAGAAGCGGAACTGATGTAAGAGCCGTTCCAAGATTTCGTTCTGATAAAATGTGTGTTTGGGGAATTGACCCTGCACGTTCAGCCAACAATGCAGAGTTCTCTGTTGTAATTGGAGAGCTTGGAGAAACTTATAATCAACTTGTTTATTGTTCTGGTGATAGGAATATGTCTTTTGGAGAGATGACAGAGAAGATATTGATGTTGGATAAATGTTTTCCGAATACAATTCTCATTGGAATGGATCAAGGTGGCGGTGGCACGGCAATCAGGGATAACTTAAGAGATAGAAGATTTATTCCTGTTTCAAAACCATTTCTTATTGACCCTGACGATCCAGACAATCTTCCTCTGATAGAAAATGGAAGCGACTTGTATCGCTCTATTGTTAGAATGTTAGTTCCAACGGCAGAAAGGAATACATATTGGAATAAGTTTGCAAAGAACCAATTGGAACTTCACAACATGATAATTCCTTTTACAACTGATGGGAAATACCTCTTTGATGAAGATACTTTACCAAAAGAATATTTTAATGGAACTGAAGTTAAAGCAGAGGTATCGGCAATGTATAAGGCCATTCATATAATGAAGAAGCAAATTGCCTCAGTAGAGATACAGAGGGCAGGTAATTTCCTTTCGTACTTCGTTAAGACAGGGCAGAAGGATAGATACAGCGCATATGTCTATATGAACGCAATGGTTCAACTTTATATACAGGTTTTGAGGAATGTTATAAAAGAGCAAGAAGAGGAGTCATATGGCGTGGCAATACGCAGATAAAATTTTATTTGACAATATTTTCACTTGAGTTTAATATATGTTAGAGGATTTTTAGGAAAGGAAGAATTATGAGAGCAAAAACTATTGGCATGACCGAGAATAAGAACGGTAGTAAGACAAGAGTTGTTCAGTTTGAGAGAAAAAGCGCAAATGGAGAAAAAGAACTTTGCGTTGCTCAGTCTGTAACATCCTCTACTTCGACTAACCCAATGATATATTTGAATGGGCTTGATCAATATGTAAATATGCTCACAAACAACTCTTCCATGAGCGAGGGATTATGCAAACAATCAATAATTCTTTCAAATAGGTTATATCTCTATGGAGGCATATGCTCCTCTGCTCTCGATTTGCTTATTACAATGGCAAATACAAATATGATGATTGTTTCCGACTCTCCTGAATTAAATGCAATAATGGAAAATATTCAATCTTTTATAAATATTACAAACGATAGAATGTTACCCGGATATAAAATTTTGAATGAGCATATGCTTTCAAATTATAATATAAATGGAAATTGTTTCCCATATATTAGATGGGAATATAGAAAGATAAATGGAAAAGAATATTTTGCTCCATCTACAATTACTCCATTAAATCCTCTTGGAATTAGAATTGATAGTTCAAAGAATGGATTATCAGAATTTATTTATTATCAAAACAATTATGGTAATGGCGATGTTTCAGTAAATGAAAAAGCGTCAGGAGAACAATTACTTAAAAAAATAAATATGAAAAGAATTGCAAGAAGAGGGCAGTCTTATTTTTGGTGGGGCATTCCATACTTAACGAAATCATTTGAAGCAATTTATAGAAAAAGCAAAATAATAAAACTTGACCAAGCTATAACGGATGGCATTATAGGACTGATTACAGTATTTTCGCTTGCGAACCAGAAAGATGGAACGTATGCAAAAAAAGCGGATATTGAGAAATTCTCTCAATTGCTTTCAGCGAAAGATTCCTCTGGCCCTCTTTATATTGTATGGCCTGGTCACGTTAAAACTGATATAGTTGGCCCTGATGGACAGATATTAAAGTTTGATGAAAGATACGCAACAGTCGATAAAGATATTGCGTCAGCATTAGCAATTCCAATGTTTCTTCTTAATGGAGAATCAAAAGGAAGCAACTCTGGTTCAGAAATATCTATCAAACCTTTAATGGAAACACTAAGAGATAGTCAAATGAATATAGGCCAATGGTGGGTATGGATGGCTTTTAATATCGCAATGCAAAACAACATTAAAATTAATAAGATAGAAGCATTGTGGAGCAATCCAAATATAGAAGACGTTAAAGGGTTAATTACCGTTGTTGATAATATGAGAGATAGAGGCCTTCTTTCTAATACTTCTGCAAACTTAAAAATGGGATGTTCAGCGACAGTAGAAGAATATCTTATGAGAGAAGAAGCAGAAAAGAAAGAAAAAGATCCGAAGTATGTATTTGGTTCTCCACAGGAAGTTCCATTTCAAGGCCAGATTGGATCTAATACTAAAGCCGGAGGAGATGGTAGACCTACAACTCCAGTTGAAGATACAAATAAGACAATAAAGAAAATAAAAGATTCAGCAAAGGCATCAGTCAATGACAAAATATTAGATAAAAATATTAAAGAATTAGTTGAAGAATCAAGAGGTATTTTAATATCATCTTATATTGAAAAATTAAAATCTAACTCTCTTTCGACAGACCAAAAGATGAATCTTGGAACGTTGACAGCCTCTCACATGAGCAGTACGTTTTCTACTATGTTAGATGATAATTCAACCGATTTTTATGATTATATTCTGAACGAAAGTCTTGAATTTTCAGACCTCTGCACAGCAATGGCAGTAGAGAACAAAATAGAAGAAGAAATTATAATTGACAAATCAAAAGCTCTATTGCATAATGTTTTTACAGAGTACAAAAAGAGGAAGGCGTTATCTAAATGAAACATCTTGCAATAGGTAATTGTATAAAAACCTATGACAAAAAGAACATAATGAAAGCAAAGCTCAAACAATCAATTTATGAAGTTGTTGCTAAATGCGGAGACAAGAAAAAGTTAAACAAATCAGAGATTAAAGATTCTCTCTGCAAAGCTGACACTTCATATTGGGATTTGTTTGATGAAATTTGGGAATCAATTCCTGAAAATGGAATGGAATCTGATGAAGATAGATTTGATAGAGAAATGGCTTTAATGATAGCGGAGAGATTTACTATTGCAAAAGATTCTTTCTCTGTTGGACATTCTCTTCTTAGGTTTGGATACCCAAATGCAAATAGAGATTGTATTGCTTATGAAGATGCGTATAAATTTTTAGAATGTCTTCCCGGTCAGGCTTGCACATACAATCATGAGCAGGATTTAAAAATAGGTTCAATATTAAATACAACAATTTATGAGCCTTTAAGGATCCTTCTTGTAAATGCAAGGCTTTGGGAAAACCGACCTGAATGTAATGAATATGTTTCAGAAGCAAGAGTAACATACGATGCAACAGGAAGCGTTCCATTCTCTTATGAGATTTATTTCTCAGAGGCAGAGTGTTCAGTTTGTGGTGGCAAGTTTTATAACCATGCAAATGAAAGCGATTATTGCGTTCACCTTAAAGGAAGAATGGCTCCAGATTCGGAAGCTTTCAGAATTCTCAGAGAGATAGAACCAGTTGGAGAAGCAGTCGTTCTAAATGGCGAAAGGCCGGCATATAGAGATAGTAAATCATTCATTGCAGCAAGCGATGAACAAATAAAAGAACTTTTACAGCAACTCAACGACATAGAAAATACTTTGAAAGGGGATAAAAAATGAAGGAACTTTTAGAAAAAATTGCTTCTATCCGTGAACTTGTTACGGCTTCAGCAAAAGATAATAAAGCTTTAACTGATCAGATGGAAGAGATTAAAAAAGCACAGGGTGAGTTAGCGATAGCATTTGATAAAAATACTAACGACCTCAAAGAAAAAGAACTCGTTATTGCAAATCAGAATGAAAGAATAATGGAACTTGAATCAGATAAATTTGTATCTGACTGCAAAAATGAAGTCGCAAAGAAAACGGCAGAATTAGCAACGGCAAAACAAAAAGAATCAGAGGAAAAAAATCGTAGAGAAAAAGCGATTACAGAAAAAGGTATTAAATCGGAAACTGTTGTGAATAAACTTATGTCTTTTGCATCAGTCAAAGAATTTGACGAAAACCTTGCAGTAATTGTAACGGCTATGGAAGAAGCAGATAAAAATGCTAAGGCTATGGCTCAAGCGGCAATAATCAAAGATCAGGATAACATAAATGCTTCAGGCGAAATGAATCTTGAAATAAAAGATTCTCCTGAACAGGCTTTATCTAAAATGTCAAAAAATATAAAATAATTGAAAGGTGGAATTAAAAATGTTTTGGTTAAATACTCCTTATAGTGACTTAAATCTTGCAAATTGCAAATCAGTAAAAGCAGGCGAAGCTCTTAATGGCGGAGACGTAGTTCTTATCGAAAAAGATACGAACTCAAATGTACTCATTGCGCGTAAACCAACATCAGAAGAAGAAGCAGCAAAAGCAGTAGGTATTGTTGGACTTGTTCAGAATAACCTTACAACTGTAGATCCTAATGGATTTATTACAGGTTATGCTTCAGGCACAAAAATACAGGTTCTTAATGGCGTAGAATTCACAGTTGACTCAGATAGCTTTACTGCCGGCTCATATACAAAAGGTGATTATACAGGCATTAGCGTTTCGGGTAAAATTGTTGCATCAGGTTCAGCAGTTGCCGCTACAGCGAAATTCTTCCATGTCGAAGATTACAAAGCATTATCCCCATCAGGCGCTTTGCTCACTCTGAAAATGGATAGCATATTCTAACAAATCATGAGGGCTTTTTAGCCCTCATTAAATTAATAAGATAAAAAGGAAGGATATAAAATGAATAAACAATTAGTAGTTGCAAAATTAATGGAAAAAATAGAAACTGCTCAAGCAAAGGGCAAATTTAGTCAGGAAAAATTTGAAGAAAATGCAAGGGCATTAATGGCAAAACATGGTGCAAAAAAAGGTCTGGCTATTGCTACAACGATCGTTATGAACGATTATATATTTGAACAGCCTCCGGTTGTTGACCTTGCTTCAATGATGTTCACTCCAGCTCAGGTTGAAGGTAGCACAATGGTAGTTAAAACAGGTTACAAAACTGGTAGCGCAATCATTCACGCAATTGGTACTCCTGCTCCAACACAGATGACATATTCCAATGAACTTCGTGTATCGATGGAACGTATTTCTTGGATGACTTCATTTGACGTATCGGAACTTTCAAATACTTTCTTACAGACAATTTTAAACAACGGCGCAGACATCAACGAAAAAATGGCTCTTGCAAGACTGAAAAAATGTATCGAACTCATTAAAGCTTCAATCACAAATGATGGCGAATGCATCTATGGTAAATCAGCTTCATTGCAGGCAGCTACATTAAAATCGTTAATCCGTCAGTTAGTTGACAAATCAAGCGGTAGCCAGCCAAAAGCAATTATAGGCCGTTATTCTCTTGTAAGTCAGATTTGTGACTTCACAGGTTTTGGCCCTTCGACCTTAGAAAACATTGACAACAATGGTTTCCTTGGCAGATTCCACGGCGCAAGTGTTATCGCAGTAAACGAAAGCAATGAAGTTTATATTGACTCACTTAAAAATAAACTTGAAATGCCAGTAGTTGACGAAAACGGTATATTCCTTGTTGGTGGCAAATGCGGTTATGAAGGTAAAACAAATGTCCAGACATTAAATGACTTTAACGTAACTATACCTGCCGAAATCCATCACACATATCAGGATTACGCAGCAGCAATAATCGACAAACGTAGAATTGGTTACTATGAAATAGGCTAATCGTCTCCGTTAGTTTATTAATAGAAACATCCCCGGCGAAAGTCGGGGATTTTTTATTTAGACCCGTTGACATTATTTTAGATTTAGTTTATAATTTGCTCAATTTTTAAACAGAAGGAGACATCAATATGGGAAGATTATTAGGTGAAAGAGAAGGATTAAAATTAAAACGCTTTAAAAATAATTCACAAAATGAAACATATGGAGTTCAGTTTCAGAATGGAACAGACGTTGCGGTTGAACCTGGAGATATAGTGGCAATTACAGAAAATGAATTACTCGTTTTATCAACCTCTAAATCATGGTCAGAAATGGACATGCTTGAGATAAATGAAACAGCAATGAAAGAAATGGCAAAGAATGTAAATAAAAAAGTCATAAACAACAAAGACTACAATGAAATGGCAGAAATTATTGTCAAAACCGATGAAGAGATCGTAAATTCTGCATGTGAATTCAAAAGCTTATCAAAAGTTAAAAGACTTAAAGAAGAATGTGAGAAAGCAAACAAAGGCTATCTTCTTATAAAGGAATTACAAAGAGTTGTTGATAACTTTGGCAAAGAAGGAAAATAATATGATGAATTTAGAATGGGTAAAGTCTGATAAAGATTTACAAGAAAAATACGATAAATTCAAATCAGAGAATAAGTCTTTTGCTCAAAAATATGAATCATACGATAAATTTTCTGAAGAATTAGTTGGCAAAAAAGAAGAACCCACAACAGAGAATAAAGAAGAATTGGAAAAGAAATAATTTTTACTAAAGGAGACGTTGGTGAAAAAGATTTTTATAGTAGGGGATTATTCTTCTCCTACAGGATTTGCTCAGGTTTTGGAAAATATAACAAAAAACTTATGCGATAAATTTGAGATTACAGTTTTAGCATGTAATTATAATTGCTCTATGCCGGTAAAAACATTTGATGGGAAAGTCAAAGTTTATATTGCAAGGAGCAATTATGGTTTAAGAGAGGTTCTTCCTCTGGCTAAAGTTATAAAACCGGACATAATTTTTACATTAAATGATGGGTATTATATGCCTCAATACTATGCGGCAATGCAAGGAATTTTGGATAAAATTTATTGGATTTCTTATGTCGTTTTTGATGGCGCTCCAATAGATAGTTCTTGGGCGTATTATCTTAAATTTATAGATAAAGTAATTACTCCTACAAAATGGCAGAAGTACTTAATTGAGAATGGTGGATTTTTGCCAAAAGATGCCGTTGATGTAATCCCTCATGGATTTGATTCAAAAATATTTTATGCTTTATCGGATGAAGAAGTATTAAAACATAGAAAACAAGTTTTATCCTCTATTCCCAAGACAACTGATGATACATTTATCATGGGAATGATTGCTAAAAACTTTAACAGAAAGAGATGGCCTGAAGCAATACAATCATTCGCCCATTTCTGTAAAACGATATCGGATGATGCGATATTTTTATGCTATACAACAAATGGATTTGCAATAGATGAATTTAATTTAAAGATGATAGCTGAAACATATGGAGTAAAAGATAAAGTTGTTATATTATCAGATACAGTTCCTCTTACAGACGAGAAAATGAATTCATTATATAATACGATGGATTTAAATGTATTGTTATCAATTGGAGAAGGATTTGGACTTCCAACTCTATATTCCTCCGCTGTTGGTCGGCATACAATTGTATATGACAATTCAGTTCAAAAAGAATTATCCCAATATATTATTGGGAGCATTGTTGCTGACGCAAATCCAGATAAAATAATATTTCCAAATGACAATTCAAACATAAGGAATTTTCCAAATGTTATGTCGGTCGTAAAACATATGAAAGATATTTATGAAAGAAGAGTCGAAACAAGATCGTATGAATATCGAGAAAGCATGTCTTTAAAACAAGGTTCTATGTCTTGGAATAACATATCACCATATTTTGAGCATATATTTAATTCAGCAAAAGAAAACAAAACAATGGTGGTGATTTAAATGAAAATCCTTTGGATATTTGGATATCACGAATCATCAGGATACGCAAGGAACAGCCGTGAATTTATAAAAGCCTTTAATGCAAATGGGATAGAGACAAAATTCCTTATCGAAAAAGGAACAAAATATCCGGACAAAGAAGAGATAGAAAGATTCGCTATAACAAAAGAAGAATTAGATGATTTTAATTTTGATGTAGTGATACAAAATGTAATACCGCCTTGTTTTAAAAGAATTGGCAAAGTAAAAAATATCCTTATGACAGTCGCGGAAACAGATCGAGTAAGTCATCAATGGATTGATTACTGCAACCAGGCAGATGAATTATGGACTATGAGTTATTTTTCTGCTGCCTCTTTTATCACGTCAGGATTAAGAATTCCACACTTTATTTCTTTGATGCCATTGGATATGCAAAAGATAAGAGAATCTAAATCGGATATGTTTACCATAAAGAAGAAAGACGATACTTTTATATTTTTTGCTAACTCTGAATGGACTCCAAGAAAAGGATGGGATATTTTATTAGATGCATATTTTTCAGAATTCAGAAATGAAGAAAACTTATGCCTCTTAATAAAGACTTGTTGCTTCTCTCAATGTGAAAACAGTGCATCGATAGAAAACGAAATAAAAGCATTCAAACAGAAATATCAAGCGAAATGCCAATGTATCGTCATAAATGAGATTCTTCCAATAGAGGATGTTTGGTCTTTAAACAAGCAAGCAGACGCATTTGTGTTGCCATCAAGAGGAGAAGGGTGCGGAATAGGATATCTTGAATCAATGGCTCTTGGCAGACCTGTAATCGCTCCTTCTAAAGGTGGTCAGGTAGATTACTTTATTCCCGGTGCAAGTTTTCCAGTAAGTTCTAAAATAACTCAAGCTTTTAGATTTCCACATAACCCAAACTATGATGAAACAATGAGATGGATTACGACAGACGCAGAAGATTTAAAAAGAAATATGAGGCTTGCAAAAGAAATGCAATCAAGAGGAATAATAGATCAAAAGGCATATAGCGTTTTCGAAGAAAGATTTGGAATATATGGAAGCGAGATAAAAAAATCAATTGAAAGGCTGACGAGATAATATGAAAATTCTATTAATTGGAAGTATTTTTAGACACTCCTCTTTCTCTGGAGTTAATATAAATTTAATATCATCTCTTGCAAAAATTGGAGTAGATATAAAATTTCTATGGACTAATAGAGATATGTCATTGGAAGACAGCATAAAAGAATATTGTCCTTGGAAAAAAGACGAAATAGAAACATTCAGAAATATTCTAATAACAGAGGAGGAATTAAAAGATAATGTATTTGATTTCGCTATTTATTTTCTTGTCGATCCGAAATACAACAAAAAAAGAGCAAATGTAAATGCAAAAAAACATATATTCTATACCGTTTGGTCACATATAAATTTCCCTCTTGAATGGAATGATTATTTTAGAGTGTTTGATATGATATTTACTCCGTCTGAGGCAAATTCTCATGGACTAAAAATAAACGGTATGGATTCAATTGTAATTCCTCATGGCGTTGATGAAACCATATTTAATATAGATAATTTGAATAATGATAAAAACAAAAGATGCCAATTCTTAATGTGTAACTCTATTTGCAACTTTAAAGGCGCAGACGTAGCAATAAATTCATTTATGCAAGAGTTTAATAATGACGATATGGTTGAATTAATAATCCAAACAACCTCTCAGAAAAGAAATGAAGGAAATACTGCGGATAGACATGGAGAGTATTATAGAGAATACATAGATATTTTAAATAAGTATCCTCTTAAACAATTACACACTTACTATCGTTCACAAAGCATGAATCATGAAGATATGGCAAAGTTATATAAGACTTCAAATTGCGTTTTATCTATACATAGAGGAGATGGATTTGGCTTAGTTCCTCTTGAAGCTGTTTCTTGTGGTATTCCAACTATAACAACTAATGCGCATGGCCCACAAACATATCTTTCAGCGTTCTATCCTTATTTTGTAAAAGCAAATATAGATTGGACATCAAGACTTAGTGGAAGGCATCATTTCCCTGATGGTGGATCTGAAAACGAAGTCTATATGTATTATGAACCAGATATATTTGATGTAAGAAAGAAAATGAGAATGGTTTATGAACAATGGAAAAATAAAACATCAAATCCAGAAACAATATCGAAATTTATCTATTCAGGATTTAAATATTCAGATATTGCAAAAACAATAAAAGGAGTTCTTGAAAATGCCTTATAGTTTTGACTATTATAATGAGAATGTAAAAAATATCGTAAGAAAATATAATATTAAAAAAGTATTCGATGTCGGCGTTGGAGCTGGCAAATATGGAAAACTCTTAAGTGGCTTGATAAATACTTTAGACGGCTGCGAACCAGAACAAGCATATCTTGATAAATTGAAGCCAGAGGGATATCGCAACATTCATAACGAATATTTTGATGTTCCAATCCTGGACAAAATCGAGAAAGAAAGAAAATACGATCTTGTTATATTCGGAGATGTTCTTGAACATGTTCCTCATAGTAAGATTTTTGATTTATTAGATATTGCTTATTATTTAAGCAAATATATTGTAATATTGACTCCTCTTGATTGTCCTCAAGGAGCGGTGATATTAAATAACATTGACGATAAACCAAAACCAACAGAAAGACATATAAGTTTTATTCGTCCTCAAGATATATTCCAAAAATATGAAGTCCTTGAATATCATAAGAATATAATTGGAGAGATCCCATTCTGTTTATATTTATTGAAAGGTTGCGTGAGATAGCATGCCATTATTTGACTATAAATGTGAAAAATGCAAAATAAAAGAAGAGATATTAGTTGAATCAAAAAACACAGAAGTATTCTGCAAAGAATGCGGAAGGCAGATGCAGAGAATAGAAATGAATATAACTACCTCTATATTTTCTGATAGGACTTATGTTAAAGGAAAAAAACAGTTGCTAAATTAATAATTGACAACTCCTCTTATGTATCATAGAATAGGACTTGGTGATTTATTTATGGATAGTTTAACACAAAAGTTAATAGATAAAGTAAAACGTCTTGCTACGATGAAAGAGGAAGATCCAATAATCGTATTGAGAATCGGCGATAGTTTTGATTCTATTTGTTCTGATTCTCAGTACCCATCTTTAGCTTTCGAAGACGAAACGAATTATAAAATAATTCCAGATATATCTCTTTCTGGCGAGAATAATGAAATATATTCAGCTTTAAGAGAAGCTGTTGTTTATTCTGTATTAAAAGACTATGGAAATAAAACAATAAGGGATGCGGCAGGGAAAGCGGTTATCGTTAGATCAGGAAGAGATATGGTTGATACTACAAAAACAACTGGCGATTTAACCAAAGCTCAACAAAAGTTCCAAGATCTTTATGAACAGCGAATCGAAGACATAAAAACATATATGAAAAATGGATATGTAATGTAGAGGTAATATGGCAGAAGATTTAGATTTATCTACTCTTATAACTAATGAGATAAGAGATATTTATCAAGAGTGGATGACTCCAGTTAAAAGAGAAATGAATAAGAGACCTATAACATTCTTTTGGACAGAATCAGATTCTTTCTGCCCTAATTGTTTATTTGATACAATAAACAATATGTCTGCCGGCATTTATAATCCTATCGATGGATATTCGGGAACTTCGTTTGACAATGGAAGATGCCCGATTTGTAATAGCGTTGGGAAAATAAAGAATTCTGGACAGCAATCTTTAAGTGGAACAATTTATTATCCAAATACAGCAAATCGTCAAGATATTCCTGGAGGATTTTTTGATTCATCAAGAGCAGAAATCTCTTTTATTATTCCAGATATGATATGTAACTCTGGGCAGTACTCTGGTAAGAGATATTATGAGTTTATGGACTATGTAACATTTGATAATCATAAATGGACTCAAGATGGACTTCCAAGAGAAGGTGGAATTGGCGGCCCATTCATCATTGACTTAATTGTGGCGAGGACGGACAAATGAGCAATATAGAAAAATTTGCAAAGAAAATATCAGATGATATCGCAAAGACAAAGTTCTCTGTATATAAGACATATACTTCAAATAAAATGATTTCAGCCGCTCCTCAATTAAAAACCGGAGAGACCTCGGCATTATTCGAAAGAGCAACTCCAAAAGGAAAGGAGCAATTAATTGGGATATCATCAAATTTTAAAGATGTTATAAAGCAACTGTTTTCCTCCATAGACAATTCATTTAAAGTAGTCATGGGTAGAGTGGTAGAAGCAAGCAAAGAGAATATCCTCAAAGCCAGAAAGAGCTTTAAAAGGTATCTTGAAACAACTTTAAATAGAGCCGTACAAGAAATATTTGCTGATGTAATTCAAGATCAAATTATTGATAAATATGAAAAAAAATACAGGACGATAAATCATGGCAAGGCCATTGATTTAATGCTGAAATCATTAAAAGATACAGTTGCCATAATGACAGCAAATATAAACAAATATTTAAAGATCAAAATAAATTTAAAAGAAGAAGAAATAAAGCCATTTCGAGAAAAGGGGGCAGAATATACAGTTAATGATTTATACAGCATAGACATAGAGTTTAAATTATTCGATATGTCTATTGAAAAAGCAGCAGAAAAGCAAAACAATGTTCTATCGCTATACGAAAGAAAAGCTGGAAAGGCTACATTTCCTGCAACAAGCTATTATGACAAGAGCCGAGGAAAGCTTAGATACAGAACAAAAAAGAAGCCAACTGTTTATAATCTATCAGCATTAGAAGAGATAAGGCACACCTGGAAAGTTTCAAGAGCAAAATACTCTATGCTTACCATAGTAGATTTAGGAACTAAAGGGAAGTATGAAATAAAACCATATGGGAAGCCAACATACGAAAAAGAAACAACTTCTGGAATAAAATCAAGAAGATTTGGCGCAAAAGAATTTGGATCAAAGACTGGAAAAGTTTCAATCAAGGTTAAGTCAAAGAAGAAGTATCTTATAAATCATTCTAAGGATGGATATTTATTTCAAAGAAGGGCATATCGATCAAAAGGAGCCTCTGGTAGCAACATAATATTTGAGGCCCAAAACTTGATAAATAAAAAGATAGAGATAGAATTTGTAAAACGTATTGGTGATTTTGTAAAAGAGAATTATGGACAGATAAAAGATGACATGTTAGAATGGCTTACAAAAACATCATCTTTTAAAAAAGTCGAAATAAAAAGAAAAGCAAGCAGACAAGAGAAAATTAATATAATGAAAGATATTGTGACAAGGAATAAATCTTTATGATGACAGATTGTAAGCAATTA